GCAGTAAGATATTGGCAGCTTCTACGTCTGCAAGTGCTGTCAGAGGTATGTCGTTCAACATCCTCTTTCTCGACGAGTTCGCGTTTGTCCCAAATCACGTTGCTGACTCGTTCTTTGCATCTGTTTATCCTACTATTACTTCTGGTAAAAACACCAAAGTAATTATTGTATCTACACCACATGGTATGAATCACTTCTACCGCATGTGGCATGATGCTGAAAGAAGTAAGAATGAATATATTCCTACGGACGTTCACTGGTCAGAAGTTCCTGGTAGAGATGAAAAGTGGAAATCGACCACAATTGCAAATACCTCCGAACAGCAGTTCAAAGTTGAGTTTGAATGTGAATTTTTAGGATCCGTTAATACTCTTATTAATCCAGCAAAATTAAAAAACCTTGTATACGAGAATCCCATAAAAAGAAATGCAGGCTTAGATATCTATGAAGATCCTCAGGAGGATCGTAATTATTTGTTGACGGTTGACGTGGCAAGAGGAATAGGAAATGATTATTCTGCATTTATCGTATTTGATATAACTGAGTTTCCGTATAAGGTTGTAGCAAAATATAGGAATAATGAAATTAAACCCATGTTATTTCCGAGCATCATTAATGATGTAGGAAAAGGATATAATAACGCTTGGTTATTGACTGAGGTCAATGATATTGGTGATCAAGTAGCCTCTATCCTTCATTATGATTTAGAATATGATAATATTCTCATGGCATCGATGAGAGGTCGTGCAGGTCAAGTTGTAGGAACGGGATTTAGTGGAAAGAAATCTCAACTTGGTGTAAGAATGACCGCGGCAGTTAAAAAACTTGGATGCTCCAATTTAAAAACGATGATGGAGGATGATAAGTTATTAACTACAGATTATGAAATTATATCAGAACTTACAACTTTTGCACAAAAAGGAAATTCATTTGAGGCAGAAGAGGGGTGTAATGATGACTTGGCAATGTGTCTTGTCATATTCTCTTGGTTAGTTGCACAAGATTATTTTAAAGAAATGACTGAGAATGATGTTCGTAAAAGAATATATGAAGAACAAAGAAACCAAATAGAACAGGATATGGCACCTTTTGGATTTATAGAGACTGGTTTTGAAAATAATAATTTTGTAGATGCAGATGGAGACAGATGGTATACTGACGAATATGGTGATAGATCTTATATGTGGGATTACATGTAATGGATACTAAAAATAAAGTCATAGATCTAATACGAGTTGTTATTTGTTTTCAGTTAATAATAGTTGGAGCAACCATCGGAGGTTGTTTTTTACCTGGCAAAACATGCGATTCTGATGTAAAACAACACATTGCTAATATGATGACAGTTATAACAACATCAACATTCGCATTATATGCAGCAGAAAAATAATGGATTTTGATAGTCAGATAAATTTAGAACATTTACTTTTTTATGATAGAGAATGTAGAACTTGCCACAAGACAAAAAATTTACTAGAGGATTTTTATCTTATAAGAAAAAATAGAGGAGCATTACCATCTTCTTATTCATATGAATGTAAAGAGTGTACTATTGATAGAGTAAAGAGTAATAAGAAGTGTAGTAATGTTTGGGAATACCCTGATTGGTAGTTCATGCACTGTTTCCCCACTGAAAATAACCCTTTTCCTAAATATTTTTAGATAAATTTGGATTGCGAGGAAAAGCAAGATGCCATTAAATTTAGCATCTCCTGGAATTCTGATACGAGAAGTTGACCTTACTCAAGGTAGAGTTGATCCAACTTCCGATAAGATCGGCGGTATTGTCGGTCCTTTTGCCAAAGGTCCAGTAGGTACAGTAACTAGAATTAATACAGAGAATGATTTAGTTGACACATTTGGAAAACCATATAGTGAAGATAAGCACTATGAGACTTGGATGACGGCATCCTCGTACTTGGCTTATGGTGGCATTATGAATGTTGTCAGAGCAGATAACAGTGGTTTAAAGAATGCTCACGATGTAGGTGCCGGAACTACAGTAAAAATTAAGAGTGTTGAGCACTACGAAGAATTAAATTATCCATCCACGCCATTAAATGGTGTAACAGTGGTAGCTAAGAACCCTGGATCTTGGGCAAACGATATTAGAGTTGCTATTATTGATGCTCAGGCAGATCAAAGATTAAATTTTGATCAAACACCTGATGGTGGCACACAAGTTGCTGTCGGAATGGGTATTACTCAGGCAATTTCTAAAGTAGTATCTAATACTGGAGCTGGTGCAGGAACAACATCATTAATTGATGGACATCTCAAAGGAATTATTACAAAGGTTAATTCCGGAACTGTAGATGTAAAAGTTGTTTCTCACGTATCTGCTGGAGGGACTTCTACTGCTGTTGATTACAATAATGTCTATAAGTTTTCTACAACTGGAAACGTTGCTATTCATACCGCAGGGACTGCTACATCTTATGCAACGACTTCAGTAACATCCGCAGTTGATTGGTTTGGAGAGCAAACACTGGCATTGAGTTCTCAAACTGTCGGTGGAACAGAAACTGTATCCACAGTTAAATGGAACTCATTAGCAGATGCTCCAGGAACTTCTGCATATGCCGCTGCAAGAGGATCAAGAAACGATGAGATTCACGTTGTTGTAATTGATGGTAAAGGAACAATTACCGGAAATGCCGGAACAATTCTTGAGAAGCATTTAAATCTTTCTAAAGCTTCTGATGCAGAGTTCTCTGTTGGTTCTCCATCTTATTGGAATAAGTATTTGGAAGTTAACTCCGAGTACATATTTGCAGGAAGTGGAACAAATCAAACTCTAGTAAAAACTGGTTTTGATGGTGTAGGATTCTCCACATTTACAGATGGTGGATGGAATCAATTAGCAGAAGATGCTGATGGTCCAAATATTTTTGATGCTTGTGGACCACTAAATCTTACCTTAAGTCAAGGTAAAAACTATGGTGGAAAAACGGGAATTGAAACAGGAGCACTTGATTCTGGACTTAGTGATTTAGTTAGTGGTTATGCACTCTTTGAAAATGAATCAGATGTTGATGTTGATTTCCTTTTAATGGGATCTGGAAAATATGGTCAAGATGACACAAGAGCACTTGCAACTAAATTAATCCAAATTGCAGAACTGAGAAAAGATGCTATTGCATTTATTTCACCACATAGAGGTGCAGTTTTAACTGATCCTGGTCCGGATGAAGATGGAACAACAGCACTTGTAAAATCAGTTGAAGATGCAACTACAAATATAATTGATTTCTTCAATCCTATCACGTCTTCCTCTTATGGAATATTCGATAGTGGCTACAAATACATGTATGATAGATTTAATGATGTATTCAGATATGTTCCTTTAAATGGAGACATTGCCGGAACATGTGCTAGAAATGATATCAATAACTTCCCATGGTTCTCACCTGCCGGAACTTCTAGAGGAACTATTCTCAATGCTGTAAAACTGGCTTATAATCCAGGCAAGGCACAAAGAGATAGACTTTATTCTTCTAGAGTCAATCCAGTCATCTTCTCACCAGGATCTGGAATTATCCTATTTGGTGATAAGACTGGATTTGCTAAGGCATCTGCATTTGATCGTATCAATGTCCGTCGTCTCTTTATCTATCTTGAAGATGCTATTGCTGCTGCAGCAAAAGATCAACTCTTTGAATTTAATGATGAAATTACAAGAGCAAACTTTGTAAATATTGTTGAACCTTTCCTTCGTGATGTTCAAGCAAAGAGAGGTATTCAAGATTTCGTAGTTGTTTGTGACGAAACAAACAATACCGCAGCAATCATTGATTCAAATGAGTTTGTTGCTGACATTTATGTCAAACCAGCAAGATCGATTAACTTCATCGGTCTTAACTTTATCGCCACCAGAACTGGCGTATCTTTTGAAGAAGTCATCGGTTCCGTTTAATTTAGAGGTTTCCAACAATGGCAGAACGTTTACAACAAGAAACAATTCCGTTAAGGAAGATTAGTGATTTTAAATCTAAATTAACTGGTGGTGGAGCTAGACCCAATCTTTTTGAAGTTGTCTTAGCATTCCCTACATCTGTAGCACCAGTTAATGAAAATGAGGTCTTACAAAAATCTAGATTTTTAGTTAAGGCAGCAGCTCTTCCTTCTTCCACGATTGCTCCGGTAGAAATTCCTTTTAGAGGACGTATTTTGAAGGTTGCTGGAGACAGAACCTTTGAAACCTGGACGATCACCGTCATCAATGATACTGATTTCATGATCAGATCTGCGATGGAGAAGTGGATGAATACCATCAATAAGTTAGATGATGCATCAGGAATCACAAATCCTGTGGATTATCAAACAGATGCAATGGTTCATCAACTTGATCGTGATGGATCTACCCTCAGAACTTACAAGTTCAAGTCGATCTTCCCAACCAATATTTCTACAATTGACTTAAATTATGAAACCACTGACACTATTGAAGAATTTACTGTAGAAATGCAGGTTCATTATTGGGAAGCATTTAAAGGATCATCTGCTTCGGCTAACGGAGAAGATATTCAATAAATAGTAAGATAATAGATTAAAAGTATTATAATATGGCGTCCCGACTATTTGGTTTCTCGGTAAGTGACACCGAGAAAAAATCACCATCAGTTGTCTCCCCCGTTCCTCAAAATAATGAGGACGGGGTTGATAATTATATTTCTAGTGGTTTTTATGGACAGTATCTTGACATCGAAGGTGTTTATAGAACAGAATTTGATTTAATCAAAAGATATCGTGAAATGGCACTTCATCCAGAAGCGGATAGTGCCATTGAAGATGTAGTAAATGAAGCTATTGTCAGCGATCTTTATGATTCTCCTATTGAAATTGAACTTTCAAATGTCAATGCTAGTGATAAATTAAAAAGTATCATTAGAGAAGAATTTAAACACATTAAAGATATCATGGACTTTGATAAAAAGTCTCATGAAATTTTCAGAAATTGGTATGTTGATGGAAGACTTTTCTATTTAAAAGTTATTGATACTAAAAAACCAGAAGAAGGAATACAAGATTTAAGATACATTGATCCACTTAAAATTCGACATATCAGACAAGAAAAGAAAAAGAATAAAGCAAAAATAGGTCCTGATCTCAGACCAGGAGATAAAGATAAGTTCCAGTCACCAGAACTAGAGGAATATTTTGTTTATACTCCCAAACCAAGTTATCCAACCGGAACTATGGTTGGTGGTGGTGGAGTAAAAGGTATTAAGATTGCAAAAGATTCTATCACTTATTGTACTTCAGGATTAGTTGATAGGAATAAAGGAAACGTTCTTTCATATCTTCATAAGGCAATTAAGTCACTCAATCAACTTAGAATGATTGAGGACTCACTGGTTATCTATCGTTTAAGTAGAGCACCAGAAAGAAGAATTTTTTATATTGACGTTGGTAATCTTCCCAAAGTAAAGGCAGAACAATACCTCAAAGAGGTAATGAGTCGTTATAGAAATAAACAAGTCTATAATGCTCAGACTGGAGAAATTCGTGATGACCGTAAATATATGAGTATGCTGGAAGATTTTTGGCTTCCCAGAAGAGAAGGTGGTAGAGGAACTGAAATATCAACTCTTCCTGGTGGTCAAAATCTTGGAGAACTTTCTGATATTGAATACTTCCAGAAGAAACTTTATCGTTCACTTGGAGTTCCTGAATCTAGAATTGCCGCCGATGGTGGATTTAATCTCGGTCGTTCTTCTGAAATTTTAAGAGATGAACTTAAATTTGCCAAGTTTGTCGGTAGATTGAGAAAGAGATTTGCTAACATGTTTAGTGACATGTTAAGAACTCAACTAATTCTCAAAAATATTGTCACTCCAGAAGATTGGGAAAAAATTAGTGAGCATATTCAATATGATTTCCTGTATGATAATCAATTTGCAGAATTAAAAGAATCCGAATTGATGAATGAAAGACTGGGATTACTTGCTACAATAGAACCTTATATTGGAAAATATTATTCTAACGACTATGTTCGCAGAAGAATTCTTAGACAAACTGATTCAGAAATATTAGAAATTGATAAACAAATTGAAAAAGAAATTGCCGATGGAATTATTCCAGATCCAAATGCTGTTGATCCTATTACCGGGGAACCATTACCTGGAGGAGATAATGGAATGATGGGTGATGTACCCATGGAACCAGATTTAGAAATGCAAGGTGGAATAACTCAAATTGATGGCAAGAGTGCTGAAATATAAATAACTTATATTGTTATAATAATTTAAATGGAAGACGTATTAGATTTAATTGCTTCTGACGCTCCGGCATCAGAAATTAGTGATAAAATTAAAGATGTTTTGTTTGACAAAGCATCTTCAAAAATTGATGGTATCCGTGCAGACGTAGGTGCCTCCATGTTTGATCAACCAGAAGAAACACAAGAGGAAGAATAATGGGAAGGATTCTCGTCAAAGGAACACAAATTAATGTTCCAAATTCTGTTGGTGCCGGATCTAGTTTTAGTGAAGCGACTGTAGTTCGTTTAGCAAACACCAGTACTTCCACTGATTATGTGGTAACAGTCCAAGAAACTGCAGGTGGAACTACAGTTGGGACTTTTACTATTTTGAGAGGAACAACAGAATTATTAGAAAAACAACCAACACATACAGTTTCAGTAAATGCTGGAACTGATGTAAAAGGAGCAAAAGTAGGATTCACCGGATAATCAAATGAAACTTATCACAGAAGAAATTTCAAATGTAAAAATTATTACCGAGGGCAAAGGTTCCGGTAAAAAATTATACATTGAAGGAGTATTTCTCCAAGGAAACATTAAAAACCGTAACGGCAGAATGTATCCTATGGAAACTCTTGCCCGTGAGGTAAAAAGATATAATGAAACTTTTGTGAATAAAGGTCGTGCTCTTGGAGAACTTGGTCATCCTGATGGACCTACAGTCAATCTTGACAGAGTTTCTCACAAAATTACTTCCCTTACAGAGGATGGAAATAATTTTAAAGGAAAGGCACAGATCCTTAATACTCCAATGGGTAAGATTGCATCTTCTCTTCTTGATGAAGGTGTAATGCTCGGAGTTTCTTCTCGTGGTGTTGGTTCATTGAGAACTACAAATGAAGGTCATAAAGTTGTCGGTGAAGATTTTATGTTAGCTACTGCTGCTGATATCGTTGCCGATCCTTCCGCTCCTGATGCTTTTGTTCAAGGAATTATGGAAGGAAAAGAGTGGGTTTGGGAAGGAGGAATTCTTCGTGAACAACTCGCAGAAACAACAAAGAAGAGAATTAACACTCTTGTTGACCAAAGAAGACTTGAAGAGCATAAGTTGAACTTATTCAACGAATTTTTATCAAATCTTTAAATTATAAATAAATATAGATTAATACAAACATATCTAGTCAAATGTCCGTTGGTAACGATTTACAAGAAATGGAAAACGTAGTAACCAAAGGTGCTGCCAAAGCTGATCCGATGCCAAAGATGGCTGATCCAGGAACGCAACTTGCGTCCGTGGAAGATCTTGGTGGTCCTACCCCAGAAAATTACAAGACCGATGATGATTCCGCAAAACTTGCTGAACCAAAGATTGCAACTGTCAAAGACATTGTAAACAGAGGTGCCAAGTCTGCTGATCCTATGCCAAAAATGGCAAGTCCAGTAAAGGAAGAGGAAGAAGTCGAAGGTGAAGTAGTTGCTGAAGAGGAAGAAGAAACTTCAACCGAAGAAGTAGTTGCTGAAGAAGAAACTACTGAGGAAGAAGTTGTAGAAGAAGAGACCGTCGAAGACGACACTCCTTCTATCGAAGAGGATATCGAAGCACTTATTGCTGGTGAAGAACTCTCCGAAGAATTCCAAGAAAAGGCACGTACAATTTTTGAAGCAGCCATTAAGACTAAGGTTGCTGAAATGAAAGAAGAGGTACAGAAGCAATACGAAGTATCTCTGACTGAAGAAGTTGCCAACCTCAAGTCCGAGTTAACCGAAAGAGTTGACTCTTATCTTGAGTATGTTGCCCAAGAGTGGTTGACCGAAAATCAACTTGCTGTTGAGCACGGACTTAAAACTGAAATGACCGAATCATTCCTCACCGGAATGAAGAGTCTTTTTGAAGAACATTATGTAACAATCCCTGAAGAGAAATATGATGTACTTAACAGTATGGTAGAAAAACTTGATGAGATGGAAGATAAACTCAACGAGCAAATTAATAAAAATATTGCTTTAAACAAAAGATTGGCTGAGTCGGTTGCAGACGTAATTCTTGCAGATGTATCCGAAGGTCTTGCTGTATCCCAAAAGGATAAGCTCGCTTCTCTTGCCGAAAATGTTGAGTTTGATGGTGAACAATCCTATCGTGAAAAACTGGTAACTCTTAGAGAAGCATATTTCTCCTCTAATACCGGTGTTCAAGAGAACAAGTCGGAAACAATTTCTGAAGAAACCGAAGTTACTTCCCAACAGGAAGTATCCACTATGATGGAATCATATCTTCAGACATTGAACAGAGTTTCCAAGAAGTGAAACTTCATTATAACATAGTCAAACTAACTTTTTTAAATAGGTAAAAACAAATGCTGCAAATGCCTTCCCAAGAGGCTCTGCAGGAGAAGTGGGCACCTATCCTCAATCACGAGGGTATGGAATCAATCAAGGATAACCATCGTGCTATGGTTACCGCTCAGCTCCTGGAGAACCAAGAACAAATGCTCAGAGAGGAAAGAGAATTTCTTTCTGAAGCTCCAACCAATGCTACTGGTGCTAACATCAGTAACTTCGATCCCGTACTGATCTCTCTGATCAGACGTTCTATGCCTAACCTGGTCGCATATGACCTGGCTGGTGTACAACCAATGAACGGTCCTACCGGACTGATCTTTGCAATGCGTTCACGCTACTCTACTCAGAGTGGAACTGAAGCATTCTTCAATGAGCCAGATTCCGCATTCTCGGCTACTTCTGCAACAGGTAACGTTGATCAAGGACCTTACACCACTGGTTCTGATGCTGATTCTGTTGGTTTCGGTACTACCGGTACTCAGCAAGGAACTAACCCTGCTGCTCTGAATCCTTCAGGTAATGCTGCTCAAGGTGCTTACAACCTTGGTCAGGGTATGACCACTGCTAATTCCGAAGACCTTGGAGACGGTGCTGGTGCTTTCAACGAGATGGCATTCTCGATCGAGAAAGTCACCGTTACTGCAATGAGCAGAGCACTGAAAGCCGAGTATTCACTGGAACTGGCACAAGACCTCAAGGCTATTCATGGTCTGAATGCTGAGGCTGAACTCGCAAATATTCTCTCTACTGAGATTCTTGCTGAGATCAACCGTGAAGTCATCAGAACCATCTATAAGTCTGCTGAAACTGGTGCTCAGTTAAACGTTGCAACTGCTGGTACTTTCGATCTCGACGTTGACTCCAACGGTCGTTGGTCTGTTGAGAAGTTCAAGGGTCTCATCTTCCAAATGGAAAGAGATGCCAACCAGATTGCACAGAGAACTCGTAGAGGAAAGGGCAACATGATCCTCTGCTCTGCAGACGTTGCTTCCGCACTCACCATGGCCGGTGTACTCGATTACACCCCTGCTCTGAATGCAAACCTCAACGTTGATGACACTGGTAACACCTTCGCTGGTGTACTCGGTGGTAAGTTCCGTGTCTACATTGATCCTTATGCTGCCAACAATGCAGCAAACCAGTACTACGTTGCTGGTTATAAGGGCACCTCACCTTATGATGCGGGTCTCTTCTATTGCCCATACGTTCCCCTTCAGATGGTTCGTGCCGTTGGAGAGAACACCTTCCAGCCTAAGATCGGCTTCAAGACTCGTTATGGCATGGTTGCTAACCCATTTGCTGAAGGCACCAATACAACCAACACTGGTCGTATTACTGCTAACAGCAACCGTTACTACAGACGTGTTAAGGTTTCTAACCTCATGTGATCTAAATACTTCCGTCCGTGTGAAGGAAGTGGAGGGGACCGAAAGGTCCCCTTTTTTTATCTAAATACAAATAAAAACTATGGCAATGGGTTTCCCAAAGCAGGTAGCAAATAGAAATTTTCTTGCTCCTGTTGGATTTAAATTTACTTTGGCAAAAGAACCTAAAGTTGATTTTTTTTCCAATTCATGTAGAATACCTGAGATTAGTCTTGGAACTGCTGTGCAACCATCGTATCTGAAAGATATTGATGTTCCGGGAGACAAGTTATCTTATGGTGATTTCTCATTCAGATTTCTTGTAGATGAAAATCTGGAAAATTACATGAAAATTCATAATTGGTTAACTGGACTGGGATATCCAGAAACCGCGCAGCAATATAAAGATTTAACAACTGATGAATCTGGGATAAGAGATCCCAAAGAAGCATTTAGTGATGGTAACCTCCATATTTTAAATAGTAATTATAGAGATATTGCTATTGTAAAATTTAATGATTTATTTCCGGTATTTCTTACACCTTTGGAGTTTACCGCAACAGAAACTGACATAAACTACTTTACAGCAGAGGTCACTTTCAAGTATACTGTGTATAATGTAGTAGCTGCCGATGGTAGAACACCTTTATGAATCTTGAACAAATCCAGGAGATGTGGCAGAAAGATTCTGTCATCGATCCCGATAACTTACATGATGAATCACTAAAAGTTCCACAACTTCATTCAAAATATTATACCGTTTACAATACGATTACCCTTCTTAGAGAAAAAGCAAAAGATAATTATAATCGTGTAAGGTTAGAACGATATAATTATTATACTGGTAAAGCACCCCAAGAAGTATATGTAGAAGAACCTTTCCCATATAAGGTAAGAGAAAAAGACGCGATACAAAGATATCTTGACGCTGATGATAAATTGACTACAATTGATTTAAAGATTAGGTACTATGATGTAATGCTTAAGTTCTTAGAAGAGGTAATTAAAACAATCTCAAATAGGACCTATCAGATTAAAAATGCAATCGATTGGCACAAATTTCAGGCAGGATTCAACTAATGGAAGATGAATACTTTTCAATAGAAATGAATATTCGTGGTATAAGACTCATTCATGAAGGTTTATGCCAGGCTGTTACAAAATGGTCAGGTGGAGACCCGGATGAACAACAGGATTTGATTGCCATGAGAGACAATTTTTATAAAATTATATTAGAATACCAATTTGAAAACATGTGATAAATACATATAGGAATATCCTATATGCATGTCACATTTGATTATCTCAAAAAAGAACGAGGTATATTTACAGGTAAAAGCAGAACCACACGTCTACTACGAGTTAGCAGATCAGTTTACCTTTGATGTACCAGGTGCTAAATTCATGCCACAGTATCGTAGCAAATACTGGGATGGAAAAATTCGTCTATTTAATACACAGACTGGAGAAATATACGTAGGATTATTAGATAAAATTATTCAATTTTGTAAGGATCATGAATATACCTACGAATTTGTAAACAATAAATTTTATGGACTTCCTTTTGAGACCAATGACATCATATCAAAAGAAGGTGTAAAGGATTATATAAACTCTGTAAGTAAATATACACCTAGGGAATATCAAATCGAGGGAGTCTACGACGCCTTAAAACATAATAGAAGGTTGCTGATATCTCCAACTGCCTCTGGAAAGTCTCTGATGATATACTCGATTGTGAGATATCACGTTGAACGCGGACAAAATACTCTGATAGTTGTTCCGACGACTTCGCTAGTAGAGCAGATGTATAAAGATTTTGCAGACTATGGTTGGGATGTAGGTTCATATTGTCACAAGATATATGCCGGTAGAGAAAGGGAAACCGATTCCCAAGTAATCATCACTACTTGGCAGTCTATTTACAAACTTCCACGAAAATATTTTGCTAGATTTAATGTAGTTGTTGGAGACGAAGCCCACCAATTTAAAAGCAAGTCATTAATATCTATAATGACAAAACTTGCAGATGCGAAGTATCGTTATGGTTTTACCGGAACCTTAGATGGTACACAGACTCATAAGTGGGTCTTAGAAGGTTTATTTGGACCATCGTATAAAATCATCAGAACAGAAGAATTGATGAAAAAAGGTCATGTCGCAACATTAGACATCAATGTTCTTCTACTGAAGCATCCTGCACATAAATTTGAAAATTTTGAGGATGAAGTTCAGTATATTATAAATCACGAAAGACGTAATCGTTTCATTCGCAACCTTGCATTAGATTTAAAAGGAAATACGCTTATTCTCTTTGCTAGGGTAGAAGGGCATGGACAACCATTATACGAAATGATAAATAATGGAAAGGTGGATAATCGTCATGTCTTTTTTGTTCATGGTGGAGTGGAAACCGAGGAACGTGAACGGGTCAGAGAAATTACTGAAAAAGAAAATGATGCTATTATCATTGCCTCTTATGGGACATTCTCTACCGGAATCAATATTAAAAACCTCCATAATATAATATTTGCCTCTCCTTCTAAGTCAAGAATCAGAAACCTTCAGTCTATTGGCAGGGTTTTGCGAAAGGGGAATAATAAAACCAAGGCAACTTTATATGATATTGCTGATGATATCAGTTATAAGTCAAGAAAAAATTATACACTTAATCACTTAATAGAACGAATAAAAATATACAACGAGGAAAACTTTAATTATGATATTGTAAACATACCACTAAGAGGATAATGGGAGAAGAATTTTACGCAATTATAAAATTAGTTTCTGGTGAAGAAGTATTTTCTCTCATTATGGTCGATGATGAGCAAGAAAATCCTATCATAATAATGCAGAATCCTGTGATTATTAAAATGCTTCATTCACCTCAAGGAAGCTTCATTAAAGTTAAACCATGGATGGAATTGAGTGATGAAGATTTCTTCATGATTCGTCTAGACAAAGTTTTAACCATGACAGAATCGACTAATGAAAAACTTATTGAGGTATACAATAATTACATTTCTGATGATGAATCAGAAATAGAAATGAATTCTAGTGGAAAAGTTAAACCAGACTCCAAAATGGGTTACGTATCAACAGTGGAAGATGCTCGTAAGCATCTAGAGACTTTATATAAACTTAAAGATATCAAAGAAAGCTAAGATTACCCATCAACCCTAACAAAGGTATTCTACTCATGGTTTGCTAGTTTGTCAAGTCATGCTATAATATAATGACAATAGATTTTTATTTTAAAATGTTATGTCTAAAAAGAAACCGGAACATTATGTAAACAACAAAGAACTGCTAGAAGCAATGGTTGTTTATCGTCTTAAAGTTGAAAAATCATACAAAGTTACATTTGGAAAAGATTTAACAGAACAACCTAAAAAGGAAAGAGCAAGAAGGTGGGAAGGTAAGCCACCAATTCCAAACTATCTTGGAGAGTCTTTTTTAAAAATTGCAACTCACCTTTCTTATAAACCAAACTTTGTCAATTACATGTTCCGTGAGGACATGATCTCAGATGGCATTGAAAATTGTGTTCAATACATTCATAATTTTGATCCAGAGAAATCTAAAAATCCTTTTGCATATTTTACTCAAGTCATTCACTATGCCTTTTTGAGACGAATTCAAAAAGAGAAAAAACAATTAGATATTAAAACAAAGATTATTGAAAAGACCGGATATGATGAGGTCATGATGGTTGACGATAGCTTGCTTTCTGGGGATAGTTCAGAGTATAATAGCATCAAAGACGCCATTCAGTACCGAAATAATAATCGATGAAAGTTGCCATCATTACTGACACTCATTATGGAGCACGTAAGGGTTCTAAGTATCTCCACGATTACTTTGAACTCTTCTATAAGAATGTGTTTTTTCCTACACTAGAGGAGCATGGGATTGACACTGTGATTCATATGGGTGACGCTTTTGATAGTCGTAAGTCGATTGACTATCAAAGTTTTGAATGGGCAAAGAGAGTTGTATTTGAACCGTTGAAAAAGTATAAGGTTCATATGATCATTGGCAATCATGATTGTTATTATAAAAATACTAACGATACAAACTCTCCACAACTTTTGCTTCAGTCATATCCAAACATTAAGACTTATCAGGAAGTGACTGAGGCAAAGATAGATAATTTAAATGTACTGTTTATTCCTTGGATTAATGCAGAAAATTTTGAAAATACTGTCAACGCAATTAAAGTATCAAGTAGCAAGTGCGCGATGGGGCACCTTGAGCTCAACGGATTTAGAGCGCATAGAGGTCACACCATGGAAGAAGGTATGGACAGCTCACTATTTGAGAAGTTCGACAGGACATTTTCGGGTCATTACCATACACGATCAGACAATGGACGAATCTTCTACTTAGGAAATCCATATGAAATGTTTTGGAATGATGTGAATGATAAGAGAGGATTTACAATTTTTGATACGGAAACCCTTGAACATTTTTACATAAACAACCCATACAAACTTTTTAGTAACATTTATTATGAAGATACTCCACATCAAACTTTTGATGCTTCTGAATATGAAAACAAAATTGTAAAAGTTATTGTCAAGAAAAAAACCAAAGTAAAATCATTTGAAAAATTTATTGATAAACTTTATTCTGTCGGGGTTCAAGATCTTAAAATTGTAGAGAATTTTGAAATTCAAGAAAGTGAAGATTTTGAAATTTCTGAAGAAGAAAGCACCATATCTATTTTGAATAGATATATCGATGAATCTGAATTTGAACTTGATAAAAATATAATCAAGGGTATATTTCAAGATCTATATAAACAGTCTTGCGAAGTGGAGTAATATGTTTGTTCTTACACTTAAAAATCAGGAAGATGATGGAGCATATGCTGTTCAAGATAAGCATGGAGAAAAGGTTCTTTTTCTTTTTGAGGAAGAAGATGATGCCGAAAGATATGCTATGATGCTAGAGGTTCAAGAAGATCAAGAAATGACTATAGTCGAAGTCGATGATGATCTTGCTATAAAGACATGTAAACTGCATGAGTATAAGTATGCAGTAATTACGCCAAATGATATTGTGATTCCTCCTAAATCTAAAAATGATTGAGTTCAAAAAAATTCGTTGGAAAAATTTTCTCTCTACAGGAAATCAATTTACAGAAATTTCTCTTAACGAGAACAATACAAATTTGATTGTTGGGACAAATGGTGCAGGGAAATCTACACTTCTTGATGCATTGACATTTGGTCTTTTCAATAAACCATTCAGAAAGATTAATAAACCTCAACTTGCAAATACAATCAATGAAAAAGATTGTCTTGTTGAAGTTGAGTTCATGGTGAATGGTAGAGATTATCTTGTTCGTAGAGGAATTAAACCCAATGTTTTTGACATTGAGGTAAATGGAAATATTTTGCACAAAGAAGCTGATGATCGTGCAAATCAAAAAATTCTTGAAGAGAATGTTTTAAAACTCAACTACAAGTCTTTTACTCAGATTGTTATTCTAGGTAGTAGTACTTTTGTTCCTTTTATGCAATTGACCACTGCTAATCGTCGTGAAGTTATTGAGGATCTTCTTGACATTCGTATTTTCTCTGCAATGAGTAATATTTTGAAAGAAAATATGAAAGAAAGAAAAGATCAAATGAAATCTTTGGAAAATAAAAAATCAAATCTTAAAGATAAAATTCATATGCAGAAGAATTTTATTGAAGAATTGGAAAATCGTGGTAATGCCAATATAAATGCCAATAAAGAAAAGATTACAAATCTAGATGAAGAAGTTGTTCTTTATATGAAAGAAAATGCTTCTATTGAAGAAAATATTTTTAAGTATACTAAAGAGCAAGAAGAAGTTACGGGATCTACAGATAAGTTATTGAAACTTAATAATCTTAAAGGGAAACTGTCTCAAAAAGTAAGAACGATTACTAAAGAGCATAAATTTTTTAGTGAAAATACGGTCTGCCCTACCTGCACTCAAGACATTGCGGAAGATTTTAGATTAAATAGAATTACTGACGCAGAAAAAAAGGCAAACGAACTTAAAGAAGGTTATCAAGAACTTGAAAAAACTATCAAGTTTCAACAAGAACGTGAGCGTCAGTTCAATATACTTTCTCAGGAGATCACAAAACTAACGCATGGCATTTCTCAAAACAATACTAGGATTAGTCTCAACCAAAGACAAATCAGAGATCTTGAACATGAAATTCAAACTATTACCAGTAACCTGCAGAACAGAAATACTGAACATGAAAAGTTAGAGGAGTTCCGAGAAAGTCTTCAAAAAGTATTTGAAAATTTATCTACAAAACGGGAAGAATTAATTTATTATGATTTTGCATATTCTCTCTTGAAGGACGATGGTGTCAAAACAAAGATTATTAAAAAGTATCTTCCCTTTATCAATCAGCAGATAAACAGATATCTTCAGATGATGGACTTTTACATCAATTTTAAACTTGATGGTGAATTTAATGAAACGATAGAATCACCAATACATGAAAAATTTTCATATTCTTCTTTTAGTGAAGGTGAAAAAATGAGAATTGATCTAGCACTTCTATTCACTTGGAGAGAGGTTGCTAGAGTTAAAAACTCTGTTAATACAAATCTTCTGATCATGGATGAGGTATTTGATTCATCATTGGATGGATTTGGCACTGAAGAATTTCTAAAAATCATTAGATTTGTAATCAAAGATGCTAACGTATTTGTTATTTCCCATAAAAATGGTCTAGAAGATAAGTTCTTAAATGTGATTAAATTTGACAAAATAAAAGGTTTCAGTAGAATGATCTAAATAATTTTATACATCCATGGTTAGATTATGCACTACAAACCATATAGTCCTGAATGGCATAGATATAGATATTTGAAGGAAGCAATCGACAAGTACCTTGACGATTACGTTGAGAACGATATTATTATGAATGATATTCTTAATATTATTTGTGATCGTCAAGAACGAGCACATGCTGAATATCATAAACTTGAAGACCTAGAACTTAAACTGCGGAAATAATATGCTATCTACTCAATACAGACTCCGATTGGAGTTCATCTGTAAGAAGATCGCTAACAAAGAAGAAGTCAAACTAGAAGACATGATTTGGGCAGAGAAACTTGCTAAATCTCATACAACTGCTAGAGACTGGTTAAACAAAGCAAGGCGTCAGGCAGCACATGATATTGAAGAAGGTACTATGGATGATTTTATGAATAAGATGGGATTAGGAGACCCCGACCCATCTAATTACAAAACGGGGTTTGATGGTGCAGATGAAATTGTAGATTGGTTCAAACAAGACAAACCTGATGATTGGAGACAACGTGACTGAAAAGATTACTCCTGAAACATATGAAAAAATGAATGAGGAGTTTGAGGAGGAAGGTCTTGCCTTCCGAATCATTGTCCCTACCCAAGAGCAAATTGACGACTGGCAAAATGATCGATGACAACTTTAGAAAAATTTCTGTGGATACACAATTAGAAGGTATATCTAAATTAGTAGAAGGTGCTAATTGGGAAAAACCAACTAAACTGAATATTGCTAAGAACTTGGTAGAAAAGATTGGAGAACTTTTGGATGGAGAAATTCATTATTCTACTTTACTTGATCATAAAGGAGTTCTAAAAAGAAAAGTATCAATCGTATACGAGGAGGAAGAGTAATGGAAGCAGTAATTTATTCCAATGGTAACCAAGAATGTGAACGTGCTAAGACATTGTTGGAAAAACTCAATTTTCAAATATCAATATATAAATTGAATCAACACTTTTCACAGAAAGGTTTTGTTGCCGAATTTGGTGAAGAAGCAGAATATCCACAAGTCAATGTGGGATTTAAACACATTGGTGGATTAAAAGATACTTTACATTATATGAAAGATAATGGTCTAATAAAATAAAAACTCCTTAGACAGTTGAAAAACTGTCACATGACCTCCCCTAAACGGGAGGTTTTGTCGTATATTGGATTCAACTGAAACGAACTGATGGCAGTCTCTCACGAAATCAAGTCACAACTTGCAAAACTTCTTGCCACCGAAGATCTTGCGGTTGAACATAAGAAAGTAGAGACCGCCTGCTTCAATGTTCATACACGGGTTCTGACTCTTCCTATGTGGGAAAAGGCAAGTAATGAAGTATACGATATGCTTGTAGGGCATGAAGTTGGACATGCTCTTTATACTCCTGATGAGAATTGGATTAAAGATCGTAAGATTCCACCACAGTTTGTCAATATTGTTGAGGATGTCCGTATTGAGAAATTGATGAAGCGTCGTTATGCTGGGATCAGTAAGACTTTTTATCGTGGATATAAAGAACTTGCCGATGAAGATTTTTTCTGTCTTGAAAATGAAGACATTTCTAAGATGAATCTTGCGGATCGTGTAAATCTTTATTTCAAAATTGGTAATTTTTGTGATATTTCTTTTCAAGAATATGATGAGATGCCTATTGTTCGTATGATTGATGAATGTGAAACCTTTGAAGATGTTCTTTTATCTGCTGAGGTTCTCTACAAGTTTTGTAAAAAAGAAAAGCAAGAGCAACCAAAAGCAAATATTCCTCAAAATCAGAATGAGCAAGAAGGTGAAAGTGAAGACACCTCCGATAAACAATCTGAACAGCAGATGGGACACTCTGATGCGGAGGATCAATCAGAAAAAGATAATTCTGAAAATTCTGAAGTAAATGATTCTTATAGTGATGAAGTTGAAGGTGATGAAGAACCCGAAACTAAGACCATGGATAACTTTGAGGAATCTTTAAAAGATCTGATTGATCAAAATTCTACAGAGAGCGGATATTATGAAATTCCTAAAGTAGAAATTGAAAAAATTATCATCCCAAATGATGAGTGTCATGAGAAGTGTTATGAATCTTGGAGAGATGTTCCTGTAGAAGAATTTGAATATATTGATCTGAAGTTTAATGAGTTTAAAAAATCCTCGCAAAAAGAAGTCAACTACCTCATCAAAGAGTTTGAATGCCGTAAATCTGCAGACTCTTATGCTCGTGCTACTACTAGTCGGACTGGAGTTCTCGATACAGGCAAGTTACATACTTATCGATACAATGAAGATTTGTTTAAGAAAGTCACGGTAATTCCTGATGGAAAAAATCATGGTCTAGTTTTCATTCTGGACTGGTCTGGTTCGATGGGAAATGTGATGATGGACACTATTAAACAACTGTTTAGTCTTGTATGGTTCTGTAAAAAAGCTAATATCCCCTTTGATGTTTATTCTTTCACGAATGAATACCCAAATATGGTTTATTCTGAAAAAGAAACAGAACAGGTCTCTGAAAAAAAACCTGGTTTATTTTGTCTGGGAACCTGGTTTTCTCTCATGAATATTCTTACGAGTAATACTAATTCTAGGGAACTGGATAAGCAAATGAAAAATATTTTCAGAACCGCATATGCCCTTAGAACTTATGTGTCATATCCAATGCCTTTGGGTTGGGGTTTGTCTGGAACTCCATTGAATCAATCATTGATTTGTTTGAATGAAATTCTTCCAAAATTTAAAAAGGATAACAATGTTCAAAAAGTTCAGTGTGTTATTTTGACTGATGGAGAAGGTGCTCCATTAAAAGTTTATAAGGAAGTTCAAAGACCTTGGGAAGAGCAACCATTTATTGCTGAACTTTGGCCAAAAGAAGATTCTTTTCTTCGTGACAGGAAAACTGGAAACACTTATCAATTGAATGGTGTTTTCGATCACTATTCAAATTTCACACAAACTCTGTTGACTAATCTTCGTCATCGTTTTCCTGATGTAAATTTCATTGGCATTCGTATCATTCCTCCTCGTGAAGGTAGTTCATTTATCAAAATTCATACGTCTGAACAACAGTATGAAAAAATGATGAAGGTTTGGAAAAAGGAAAAAACTGTATCTTTGAATGGTACTGGTTATCACAAATACTTTGGAATTTCTTCTGTTAGTCTCGCCAATGATTCTGATTTTGACGTGGATAAAGATGCAACAAAAACTCAAATAAAAAATGCCTTTGTCAAAAGTTTAAAATCTAAAAAAATGAACAAAAAAATTCTTGGGGAGTTTGTGGAACTTATTGCCTGATAAATATTTTTATAGTAATAGGTAACAAAAATGTCTAGATTTGGAGACTTGGTAGGTGGTAAAAAACCATCTGCTTCTGCACCAGAACCTACTCCTGCACCAGAACCTGTTGTAGAAGAAGTTCTTGTAACCCCTGAAGAGGAGGTTATTACCGAAGCAAGTCCTTTGGAAGAAATGAATAAAAAGGAGCTTGAGGAGTACGCTAGAGAATTAGGTGTAGAACTTGATAGAAGACATAGTAAAAAAAGATTGATTAGTGAAATTGAAGAAGTACTGGACAATTCTTGAACTGTCCATTCAACTCCCATTCTTCCCCATCTTGCCTTATAATTACTTCAGTTGAAACAAACAACCTACATCATGCCTCTCTCTGCTGACTACATCCGTACTTCTCTTCAAGAACTCTATGGTGAGTCTGTGACCACTGGTGATATTCGTGCATGGTGTGCGATGAATGGTTCTAATTACCAGACTATCACCAATAAATTGACCCAATACAAAGTTGGTCGTGGAAAGTGGAATCTTGAAGTGACTCAACAGAAAGTAGAAGAAATTGAACGCACTTATCAGGCACCTCCTGCAATGCCTGCAATTGAACAAAACCTTATCCCACAAAAAGATGATACCTTCGTCAAGTTTGGCAATTTCGGTGATGTTAAAAAAATTATTCAGTCCCGTCTATTCTACCCAACGTTCATTACGGGTCTTTCTGGTAACGGTAAGACGTTCTCGGTTGAGCAAGCGTGTGCTCAACTGGGTCGGGAACTCATCCGTGTAAACATTACAATCGAAACTGATGAAGACGATCTCATTGGTGGTTTCCGCCTTATTGATGGCAACACCGTCTGGCACAATGGCCCAGTCATTGAAGCACTCCAACGAGGAGCTGTTCTGCTCCTTGATGAAATCGACCTCGCTTCTAACAAAATTCTCTGTCTCCAATCTATCCTTGAAGGGAAAGGAGTTTTTCTTAAGAAAATCGGACGACGAGTTGAACCTGCAAGTGGATTCAACGTCATTGCCACAGCCAACACTAAGGGTAAGGGTTCAGACGATGGACGATTCATTGGAACTAATGTGCTCAACGAAGCCTTTCTAGAACGTTTCCCTGTTACCTTTGAGCAGTCCTATCCTACTCCTGCAACTGAACAAAAGATTCTTGAGGGTATTGCTCTGGATCTTGGTGTAGAGGATTGTGAATTCTGCAAACGTCTTGTCGATTGGGGTGATATCATTCGTAAGACTTTCTATGATGGTGGTATTGAAGAAATCATTTCCACTCGTCGTCTGGTCCACATTATCCGTGCTTATAGCATTTTTGGTGATAAGGCAAAGGCAATTGAAGTTTGTGTAAATCGTTTTGATGATGAAACTAAACAAGCTTTTATGGAACTTTACGATAAAGTAGATGCCGACTTCCAACTTCCCGTTGACGGACAGGAGGTTGCCTGATATAATGACTAATGCATGGAGTCTACTTTATGATGAACTAGACATGATTGAACATTCTAAACACTATTACGAATATGATCGTAATGACCCAAATAGAAAAAAACCAGAAATCGTAACTGCTGATGGATATTCTGTTAATGTTACTCCAGCAGATGACAAAGACTGGGAAGATTTTTGGAGTCCCATCGAAAACAAATACGAATTTACTTTAACTATGAATCAAGATCCTAATCGTTGGAAATATAGTGAGGATAAAATCCTTAAAGAACTAAAAGATTATATTTCTGGAACATATAATGCTCATTACTCTGCTGGTGATGATAAGATTCAGACACTTGATCTAATTGATGCTTGCGGTGATGGTGAGTCTTTCTGTCGCAGCAATATTCTTAAGTATGCTTCTCGATATGATAAGAAGGGAACTGCCCGACGTGATATTGTAAAGATTTTGCACTATGCCGTACTTCTTTTGCATTTCAATGATAAAAATGCAAAACGTGAAACCTACAATCAATGAAACTTCGTCAAAAAACAATGAAACTGTCTGAAAAAACTCTGAACATCCTCAAGAATTTTTCTTCTATCAATCAATCTATTCTTGTAAAGCAGGGCAATCAACTTCGCACTATCTCTGTTGCCAAGAATATTCTTGCCGAAGCAGAAATCAAAGAGGATTTTCCTCGTGACTTTGCTATCTATGATCTCAATCAGTTTTTGAATGGTCTGAGTCTTCACCAGGATCCTGAGATGGATTTTTCTCCAGACTCTTATGTCACCATTCGTGAGGGCAAGCGTCGTGTAAAATACTTTTATGCGGATCCGAATGTAATTATTTCTCCCCCTGAAAAAGCAATTCAACTTCCATCACAGGACGTTTGTTTTCAACTTGATAGTGTCACACTTGAAAAGTTGCTGAAGGCAGCAGCAGTGTATCAACTTCCCGATCTCTGTGCTGTTGGTGAGGCAGGAGTAATTAAACTTGTTGTTCGTGACAAGAAGAATGATACTTCTAATGAATTTGCCATTGTAGTTGGTGAAACAGATAAGGAATTTACTTTCAACTTCAAAGTTGAAAATATCAAAATTATTCCTGGTGCCTATGATGTTATTGTGTCATCTAAATTGTTGTCACAATTTACAAATTCTACTCATGATTTGAAGTATTATATTGCTCTGGAACCTGATTCTACATTTGGATGAGACATATTCTTTTTACATTGAAGGGATGTCCGTTTGGACTTTTGGATGATGAGGCACACATTCGTAATGTTCTTGCAAATGCCGCTCAATTATCTGAGAGTACCTTACTAGACATTTCTTCCCACAAGTTCAGTCCTTGTGGAGTGACAGCCGTAGCACTTCTTGCTGAGAGTCATATCAGTATTCATACATGGCCAGAAAATGGAATGGCAGTATGCGATGTTTTTACATGTGGAGATCATACAAATCCTAGATCTGGTGCGACTTACATGTATGAGGCAATGGGTGCCACGGATATAGTATCTGAAATTTTCAATCGACCTTTAGAATGAACATTTTTGCGACGGAGCAATGTCCGAAAAATTCTGCAATGGCACTACCCGACAAACACATTGTCAAAATGCCTTTAGAATCTTGTCAAATGCTTGCTATCATTTTTTCAAAATGGTACTATGATTGGGGAACTATTTCAAAGGCAGACGGAACTCCATATGCCACAAAAAAAGGTGCCTTTCGTAATCATCCATCAACTAAATGGGCTGCGGAAAGTCTTTATAATACGGCATGGTTGATACAACACGGTTGTGCATTAGCAAGTGAATATCACTATCGGTATGGTAAAATTCATACATGTGCTCAAACTTTATTTGAAGCTAAAAAACTATTTCATCGTAAGTCAGAGATAGCAATTGTTTGTCATACACAGGCAAAAGATTTTTCTCGTGCTATGCCTGATGAATGGAAATTTGATGATACAATAGATACGTTCACCGCTTACAAACGGTATATTGCATCTAAACCCTGGGTGAAGGATAATTATCTTCGCAAACCTGAACGTAAACCTGATTGGATTTGATTATGAGTGATTTTATTTGGGTCGAAAAATATCGACCAAAGACAATTGAAGAGTGTATACTTCCTGACAATACTAAAAAAACCTTTCAATCTTTCCTAGATAGAGGAGAGATTCCTAATATGCTTCTGGCAGGTCCTCCAGGTATTGGTAAGACTACCGTGGCAAAGGCACTATGTAATCAGTTGGGGGTAGACTATTATGTCATCAATGGATCCGATGAAGGCAGATTCCTGGATACTGTCAGAAACAATGCGAAAAACTTCGCTTCGACCGTCTCGCTTACGGCAACTGCAAAACACAAAGTCATCATCATTGATGAGGCAGATAACACGTCCAATGATGTACAACTCCTCCTACGGGCGTTTATTGAGGAGTTTGCTGGTAACTGCCGATTCATCTTCACCTGTAATTACAAAAACAAAATCCTCGAACCACTTCATTCCCGTTGCACAGTGGTTGAATTCGGAATTAGGGGAAAAGATCGACAAACCATTGCCGCCCAATTCTTCAAAAGAATTCAAGAAATCTTGGGTGCAGAAGGTATTGAATATGATAACAAGGTCCTGGTAGAACTTATCAATAAGCATTTTCCTGACTGGAGGAGAGTGCTTAATGAATGTCAACGATATTCTGTCAGTGGAAAAATTGACTCTGGCATTCTTGCCACGTTCTCTGATGTTGCAGTAAATGATCTCATTAAAAACCTTAAAGAGAAAAATTTCTCTGAAGTCCGGAAGTGGATTGTTTCTAATCTGGATAACGATACTTCTGTTCTATTGCGTCGTATTTACGATGCTCTTTATGATTCCCTGGTTCCGGGTTCTATTCCTGCTGCTGTGCTTGTTCTGGCTAAGTATCAGTATCAGGGTGCGTTCGTGGCGGATCAAGAAATAAATATGCTTGCATGTCTAACTGAACTAATGGTGGAGTGTGAATTCAAATGAAAACAAAACTGAGAGCACAAGTCAAATCCAAGTTCTATTATATTTTCTGGGGAACTGCCACTGTTGCAGTAGTTCTTGGTCAACTTTATGTTGGAACTGGATATCGTGTCTTGCATCAAGATATGCAAGAACTGTTGAATAAGGTTGATGGAGTTCTTCTTCACAAAGGTAGTGACAGTCCATATAGAGGTGTACTGTGAGAGTCAAGACTACCCCACAGAACGTGAAAGAGGCAAATAATGCACTCTTTCGTGCTACAATGAATTTACCTGCTGCAGCAAAACATTGTGGCATGACCCACAAGGAAATGAAATTGACCTTTTGGGAATTTTTGAAGTATAACGAACCTGATTATGAAATCCCTGAAATCTCTGAAAACACCTCTTCGGTATCCGGGAGGGAAGTCTAAAGCAATTAAAACTCTTTCTCAATGGTATCCCAAAGTTATTACGGAGTATCGTGAACCATTCATTGGAGGTGGTTCTATTGCCATTGATGTGACTAAGGCAAATCCAGACATTCCCGTTTGGATTAATGATCTGTATGTACCTCTCTATAACTTCTGGGTACAACTACGTGATCGTGGACAGGATCTCTCTGAGAGTGTCAGAGAGCAGAAAGAGAAGATGATAGAGAGTGGCACTCAGGAAGAGAAAGATAAATTTGCGAGAGAACTGTTTGATCAGTACGCTACTGATATTGATACTTATGATAACTTTCAGAAGGCAGTTGCCTTCTTTATTATGAACAAGTGTAGTTATTCTGGTCTGACAGAAAATAGTACTTTCTCACGCACTGCCGCCAATTCTAATTTTTCTTTAGTTGGTGCGGATAAACTCGCACATTTTTCGGAATTAATTAAAAATTGGAAGATTACTAATATTGATTATTCTGAAGTGATGAATGCTGAGGGACCGGAAAATACTTTTGTATTTCTTGATCCTCCTTACGACATCAAAGACTTCTTGTATGGAAAGAATCGTGAGATGCATAAATCATTTGACCATGAAGTGTTTGCCGAAAAAGTTTATGAATGTCCTCATAACTTTATGATCACTTACAATGTGAATGACCGGTTGCTTGAGTTGTATAAGGATTATCACCTTGAGTATTGGAAGTTGAGATATTCTATGGTTCATAGGGGTGATAAGAATACTCAAGATAATGTGAAGACAGAACTTTTAGTTACGAATTACTCTCTCACACCACAAACTCCTATTGAAGAACAATGGAACTGAAAGATTGGCTTAATTCTATTAATCAGACAAAGAATCATCTGATTGATGAAGACTCTTCTATTGAAAAAGAATATCCTCCTTACATTGTTAATCGTTGTTTTTCTGGGCATATTGATACTTTGATGTTTGCTAATGAAATGAATAAGTATCACTTTCTTCCCAAGAAACTTCAATATGATTTTCTTATAAATATCGTTAGGAAAAAGAAGAGATTTTCTCCCTGGCTCCGACAAGATAAAATCAAAGACCTTGATTATGTCAAACGATATTATGGTTATAGTAATGAAAAGGCAAAGCAGGCTTTGAAAATTCTCACACAAGAACAAATCAATTTTATTAAATCGAAATTTGAAACTGGAGGAAAAACATGAGTGTGGTTAGAGAACCTGAAGTGACATGGATGCCGGAACAAATGGTAGAAATTGTCCTTAACGAACCCGATGACTTTTTAAAAGTTCGTGAAACTCTGACTCGTATTGGGGTAGCTTCAAGGAAAGAAAAGAAGATCTATCAGTCTTGCCATATTTTGCATAAGCAAGGTAGATATTTTTTAGTTCATTTTAAAGAGTTGTTTGCATTGGATGGCAAACATGCGAATCTCACACAGAACGACATCCAGCGTCGTAACCGTATTGCTCAACTTCTTGCTGATTGGGGTCTTATTAGCATTGTTGATGTAGAAAAAATTCAAGATATTGCTCCCTTGAATCAAATTAAAGTTCTTGCATATAAGGATAAGCAAGACTGGATTCTTGAGACCAAGTATAATATTGGTTCTAAGAAGAAGAGGACTGAAGAATCTGAATGAAACTGAAAAATCTGGGAAAGACTTACACTCTTGACTCAGAAAATAATTTTAGTCTTGATAAAGATATAGATCTTTCTCAAGAAGTGATTAATTTTATTGATATCATTTTAGATTATTTTCGTAAAAATATTAATATTGAAATTCATTCTGCCTATCTAAGAGGTTCTTGTTTAGAACGGAATATGATAGATAATGATACGATGGATATTGATATGATTATTGTTCATGAAAATGATTCATTTCAACCATATGGTTTTCTTGATAAAGAGTGTACGGATGAAATAATTGAAATAATGAAATCTTCTTATGGATTTTCAGTTTATCCTGACGTTAGAATTGATCATATAGATCATTTTCTCAATTCACCTCAGATTAGATTTCTTTGTAAAGCAGTTTATGGTGAAAAAGATTTATCTTTATTAAAAAGGAGTAAATCTGAAATAATTAATTGGATAGATGAACATTATAATGCATGGATACATAGGATTGTTCGTCAAATAAAAGAAGATAAAGAAACTTTTAATCATGATGATATCAGATCGGATATAAAACTTTTTTTTAGAGATTTGAGTATGAAATTCATGATTGAAAATGGTGAATTTAGTAAGAGTCTAACTAAATGCCATAGAGTAATGATAGAAAATTATCCATGTTATTCTGATGATTTGGATGATGTTATGAATTTATTCTTAAATATTGAAGAATATTCAAAAGAAAAAATCATAACAGTTCTTAATAAAATTCTTTTATTTACAAAATCACTTAAATCAAAAAAACCGTATCATATAAAAGTTACTAAACGAAGGTAAAAACCGAATAAAAATGTAGGGGATGCAACACCCCCTTTTTTATGTTTTGTGCTAATATATACTTATGGATGCCTTCGGGGTCCACACAATCAAATCTCGCTTTAAAAGGAGAAGTACAATGGGAAGCCTAATGAAGTATAACGCTGCCAATTTGAATCAGTTTCTAGATCTTATAAATAGAAACAGCATTGGTATGGAAGATTACTTTGACCGTCTCACGACGCTGCATGAGACAACAAGCAATTATCCTCCATACAACCTGGTCACGGTTAGCAACGTAGAATCGAGACTAGAACTAGCACTAGCAGGATTCAAAAAGAAAGAAGTTTATGTCTACACACAGGACGGTAAACTCTTTGTCGAAGGACAAAAAGAAGACAAAGAGACTGGAACAGAATATGTCCACCGAGGAGTGGCTCAGAGATCTTTCACCAGATCTTGGACCCTCTCAGATGAAACGGAAGTTAGATCAGTTGCTTTTGAGGATGGGTTAC